ATCAGTTAAATCCTGCACTCCAATCGTAGCCTGAGGAGCGTATATGCCAATATGGTCTCCGGCATGTTTCAAGGTAACTATGCCAAGAGGATCAGCAGACAAACTCTTAACTTCAATATTTCCATCACCATCTAAGCCAGAAACTAAGTGCTCGTTACGGGCTCCTAGAGCACCGAGATTAACCGCACTAGTAATAGCACTACCAGCAAGAGCATCCAAAGCATCCCCTACATTAGTAACATCTGGTGCAAATCTATCGTAAGTATCATATATACCAACCAGATTGGCCCCCTGACTGTTTACCTGAGAATGTAAATCTAAAAGAGCCTCTCTAACGTTGGTAGCTGTATACCCGCCAATAGTAGCTCCATCAAATCCAACCAGAGATGCACCACTAGCAGAGTTTTCAGATTTTAAAGTTCCTGTAAGCTGATACTGAGGGTGAGCATTATCATCAAGGCCCAGGATAGTACTATGGTCAATGGCTGTCTGAAGGTAGTGAAGGTTATTCAGACCATGGTGAGTTCTGGCACTAAGATCTAGGGCACTAAGCGCAGATTGCACACTGGTAGAATCAAAACCCCCTACATTAGTAAATCCTATTAGTGCACAACCTTTACCCTCAACTTGTGAGGTTAGCTCATCTAAAACGTCTCCAACATTAGTAGAAGCGTAAATAGAATTAGTATCGTTGAATCCAACCAGATTAGCTCCTTTATGATTAGCTGTGGAGGTCAATGCATACAGCACCCTTCCAACATTAGTTGCTTCAGCGTCGAAGTGCTCACCGAAGCCAGCTGAGCCTCTATGCCACCCAACTACTTCAGCACCACTACCTGCTACCGTAGAGCTAAGAACAGCAGTAGCTTGATACTGAACATGGTCATTTGCGTCAAGATTGGCTAGTAAACTGTGATTAGAGGCCCCCCCCGGAACGTCTAGGATGACATCGAGTATATCCTTACCAGCCGATACAAAAGTATCACCAGCAGCAATACTATTTGAAGATACCCCTCCCGCAGATACACCTAAGAATACTGCCGATGCTTGGAAATCAATTCCAGAGGTAGAATTGAATTGATTAACTACATCAACTTTAAGAGACGATACATCTATATGTAACGCCTCCGCTAAGGTATAATTACCATCCGATTTTTTATTTAGAACTACGGGGGTACCAGTTGCAGCCATTTAACCTCCTACTTGAAAGGAGGTTTCTTCTTAGACTTTTTCTTTACCTTGAGGTCTTCTTCCTCAGGCTCCTCCTTTTCGACATCGACATCACCATCTCCGTCGCCGTCTATATCTAGTTCTTCTTCCCCATCTTCGCCTCCAAACTCCTCGCCTCCTTCTTCACCGAATTCTTCGCCTCCTTCTTCACCGAATTCCTCTTCTCCGAACCCTTCTCCATCTTCCATGCCTTCTTCTTCGCTGCCTGTAATTTCAGCAGCAAGATCTTGAATAAGAGCATCAAGCTTAGATAGATTACCTAGAAGATCCTCTTTATCAACCTCAGTTGGGTCTTCTTCCATTCCCGGTTCTGCGCCTGCTTCAACTTCAGCATCTGCTTCCGCAGCAGCCATCTCTGGGTCCATTGAAGGCTCATCCATATCATCATCGCCTCCAGCTAGACCAGTTCCCATTTCTTCTTCCCCAGGCTCATCTAGCATTTCCTCAGAACCATATTGATCTTGGTCTACTTCTGGGCCAACTCCTACTCCTGGTTGTTCGCCGCCCACCATTCCTGGTTCTTCCATTCCTGGTTGTTCCATTCCTGGTTCTTCCATTCCAGGCTCAACACCTGTTTGTTTCTTTAGCATACGTAGGATATCACCAATTTGTCCTAGATCAGACGCGACACGATCAAAATCCAAATAATCCATTAGATGCATTTCAGTCAGAAGCTTGTCATAACCAGCTTCATTAAAGATGCTGTAAATATCTTCGCAAACGTCAAGACTCTCAGACCCAGATTTCTTGCTAAGCATCCTAGACATTTCTTTTAGAACGCCCTGTTGAATTGAATCTTTCTTTGACAACTTGCCTAGAGTCTCAAAAATAACTACTTGAGTCTTTACCAGATCTTTGAATGTCGGAACTTCTTTCAGGTTCTGAGTGCTTATTCCATAGTCCTCATTAAGACTCTTAGCCAAATGAGATCTGATTGGCTTCTTCATCTCGTAAACCTTAGCAGAAAATGCTTTTATATCGGATGTAGAAATAGTAGAATCATTATCCATACTTAGAGCTTTTGAGAATGCCTGAGTAAGACTCTTCTTTGTTGAAAGAGCGATATACGGAACTTCCATGATTGCCTCTCCCAAAGCTTGAGCCACAACATCATCGTCGGACTCAAATACTAGAGAAGCTAGTTTTGAAACAGTTGTATTGGAAGCCCATGCTCCATCGAAATTAGTTTTAGCCTCTAGAAGCTCTCTTTTGATTAGCTCCTGCTTACAGATAATTTCATAAATAGACTCATTTAGCCCACTCTTAATTTCATAAGATCCCTTATCACCAAGATCCTGCTCAGTAAGTTTAGGGAAGTTAAAAGCAGTGGAGACGAGATTCATGAATCTAATAGAGTTCTTGATCTCAGGAACCTGTAGAATTGTATCCTTATTTTCTTTTAGAAACTCAACAAGCTCTTTACGGAGTTCAACAAACTTCTTATATTCACTCTCATTAGTGATACTCAGCTTCTCAGTAAACTTGGCTTTCTTAGCGTTGAGTCTAGCTACAACTCTATCAAACTTTAGACGAGTTTCCCATAGACCTAAAAGATCAGTAAATGAACAGCTAGTTGAGGGAAAATCACTATTATTTAAATTCTTTAAAAAGGCCATAGCCTTTTGAGATACAAATTCATCGAAATGCTTACCTTCAGAAAACAAAGTAGCAGGAGTGACTTCAATGTCAGTTAGAGAGATATTGCCTTCATTGAGACTAATACTGCCTCTAATGATCTGGTTATTCTCAGTGACAAAGGTTACTGTGCTGTCTCTTAGATCAAATAACTCTACATTATTACGTAGAGATCGTGAAAGGTAGTCCCCCAACTTTAATATTGAAGTAACCTTTTTATTTCTGTTTTCGAATATGTTTGTAAGCATAATCATTTCCTCTTAGTTATATATGCTCTAGCTAAGGTGTCAAAGTGCTAATTTCCTGATTTAGCCTGAATCCTTGTAATTCTACGAGTTAGAGCACTAATTGCTTTGGAATTTGTTTTGGCTTGATTTTCCAACATCAGCTTCTTTCTTAGTGATACAAGAGTATCTACTTGCGCTGTTTCGGTTGGTGGTTTATTCTCTCCACCTTCGGTCCTATATTCCGTTGGATTTTGCATAGAAGCCCCACCAACAGCGTCGGTACTAACTGGCTCTCCCCCCATACCACCTCCACCCATCATCCCCCCGCCCATAGAGGGGTCCATCATTCCCTGTTGCATCTGTTGTTCCATTTGTTGTTCCATATCTGCCTCTAGTTCCTTTTCAGTCTCTTCAATTTCTTTCTCGGTCATATCATAATATTCACGATAAATCTTCTTTTTAGAGAATAATTGAAGTCCTATGACAGCAGTAACAACCCGAGCCTTTTGGTCTTCAAGGTCCAAACGCCTCTTTTCGAACATATCCGAAGGCACAGGGAGTTGAATCCGCATACCTTCGATAGCTGTTCTCGGAAAGCCCTTTATCTGGAGATGCCTCTTGGCAATACTCTCAAACCCAATTTCCAAACAACGTTGAACTCTTGTGATTACCTTAGCAAACTTCACATCCAATTGAGCAAGGTTAGCCTTACGTTCAGGAGACTTATCCTTCTCAACTATAAAATCTTTAGGAACCTTTAGGATAGCAAGTAGCTTATCCCTAAAGTATTTAACGTCATCTACCTCTCCCAGGTTTTGAGCACCAGGAAGAGTGTCTACTTTTGTAGTAGATCCCTTCTTCATTGGGAAGAAGAAATCTTCATCAGCAGATAGAGGATTATACCTAGAATCAATTTGCTGAGTGTTAGAGTTATAAAATTTCTCTTTCTTGAACCTCTTCATGGTCTCTTCAACATGAGCCATAGCCTTTGAAGTTGGGAGATTACCGACATCAAGATAAAAGATTCTTCGTTCTGGTGCTCTTACCAATCGGTAGATAAGCATCGCATCTTCCATTAGCTTTAGACTACGATGAATCTGACGAGCATTGGCAGCAATAGACTTCCCGTATGGGTAGAAAGTAGGATCGCTAGTGTGTAGACGGAAGTGAGAGATTTGATTCCTATCAAGGACAATATACTGCTTGCCCTTCATATTGTCTGCCCCAAACCCGTAAGCCGCCCAATCGCTCTTCTGCGGGATCTCCTGCAAGAAGTCAGTTAGGTAACCATATTCATTCTCAACCCTGTAAATATAGTTCGGGTTCAGAATCTTTAGCCTTTGGATACCTGCCTTGGGGTTCTCTAGGTTTACGATACTTTCTGTAAAACAATCACCAAACTTAACGGTATTACGAACGATATCCCAGTAGTATCGATCTAGTTTGATTTTATTAAATAGAGTTTCAATTTCTTCCTTTACTAACTCATCATCAGATTTTATAACCCAACGACGATTCTGTGTATCTCTTTGAGTAGCATCATCAGCATAGATATCAAACGCAGCAGCGATTTCTGGATAATCATCCATATTCTCAAACTCTGCATACCTACGCCTTCTCTCAATTTCCAACTCTGTAAGCTGGGGGAGAGAGCCCCGTATCATCGATCCACCAGTGTTCTGATTAGGGACTAATACATCAGGATTGACAACCGTATCACCAGCCATTGGGTGAGGAAGTTGTGTCTTAGCCTTTTCAGGGTCTTCATTTTCAAACTCACCAACTACGTAAGGTTGGGCTTTAGTAGCAAAGAACTTACTAAAGAAGTTCGCCATACGTCCTGTCGGACTATACCACGTATTGCGCCTTGGCCCACCACCAAATCCAGTGAATCCAATAGCGTCTTCGTCAAGCTTCTTTTGCTTTTCTATTTCATCCATTCTAGGTATTCCTCTTCAGTGTAACCACCATACGATCTCATCTTGTATGTAGTTTGAACCTTAGGTGGTATTAGGTTATTATCCTGCTCCTGCCCCTTGAATTCTACTAAAGTTCCACCTGTTAGTTCTCTAAAACCAAACGCTGCTAAAGCTAAAGACATAACTAAGTCATCATAACACCCTTCATCAGCCTCTGCTTTACCTACATTATTCACAATAAAAGTTAAAAGCTCATCAACTGTGCGCTCTGAGTTAACTTTAAATATGTTTAAACGTATATCCTCTTCCATGTTGGCAAGCATAACTTCTCTATTAGAAACTTGCACCTGGACTCCTAGAAGCCCCTTATCATCCATGTAGATGTTCTCATATTCTAAATCATTAAATAGACGGTCAATTAGATTATTTCCAATCGTATTGCGTTCAGGTGTTACCATAGCGGTGTTATACTCTGTCGCCACCTCGCACACAATTCTAGCCAATTCATTGATCGGAGTTTTGTTAGAATAGAATTCTGCTACTTGCTCTCCATTATAGACATTGAATACATGAAAAGCAGAGTTATCCCCTCCTCGTCCCATAGATGTATCAACTGACATTACATAATCATACTGAGGTTCTGCGTCTTTCCATACGCGCATACGATTATTATAACGGTTCCAATATTCCTTGTTAACGTTCTTCTTGAGATATCTCAAGATCTCCCCATCTACGTAAGTATCACCAGTTCCCAGGAACTCACATTCATATTCCTGTAGCCAACGTTTAGGGCCAATGTTCTTTCTAGTGGTAGACTCCCAATCATCAATATTGATAGGCTTGTTATACTTAAGCATATCCAAGTAAAGATGCTCATAGCCTTCAGTTCTCTTATACTCAGGGTGATCACCCCATCCAATCTCAATCGCATTGAAATCATTGATACCGCGAACAGCGTCCTGCCACATCTTGTAATACCAGTTTCCTATACCATTTACAGTGGACAGGATAAAAGCAGCACCACCAGTCGAAATTACAGGATAAGCAGCACCCCAGATTGTGTCAATATGCTCAATAAATGCCCCCTCATCCACAATCAACAAGTTAGCAGAAATTGAACGTCCCGCTTCTTTGCTAGGAGCTTTTGCCTGTAAACGAGAGCCATTTCTAAGTTTTAGATTATGACTATTCCTGTACCTAATCTTAGGTTTTAAAATAGCAGGAATTTCATCATACATTATCTTGATTCTCTCCAAGACCTCCTTAGCAGCCTCATCATCCTTTGAGAGAACAGCAATTGTAGTATTGGCTCTGAACAGCATCATCCATAAAGTGTAAGCAGCGACAATTGTAGTGCATCCTGCCTGCCTAAACTTTCTGAGAATATTGAAGCGATTCTCCTGTAATTCTCTTACAATTTTCTTTTGGAAAGGGTATAATTTGAATGGGACCAAACCTCTGATAGGATGAACTACTTTGATCCTAGATTCAATGAAGTAAATTGGATCTTTCTTGTATTTTACAAGTTCAGCGGAAATAACTTCGGACTGTTTCATATGGAAGAATCAATGATATATAGCATTGCCTGCACGCGCAATGCAGAGTTAGACATAACTAGCCAAAATCTAGAACACTACTTCAAACGTGCTGGTATCAATCATAGTTGGTTAGTAGCGGAAAAAAGTATCTTCGATGCTTACGCTAATGAGATTGAACAAATATCTCCTAGAGATCAGGACATTGTTATTATGTGTCATGATGATATTGAAATTTGGGATGATCCTCAAGAGCTAAAACTTCAATTGGATCATTGTTTAGATTCTCATGCAGGGTTCATTGGAGTTGCAGGAACCACTAATCTGAATCGAGATGCTGTATGGTGGGATATAAACCAAAGAAAGAAAGGAGAACTTAGAGGGTTTGTATGGCAAGGAAAAGATAGATCAACATTCTATCCAAACTACTTTGGGGCTCCTGGGAGAGTAACAGCCTTAGATGGGTGTTTCCTAGCTGCATCGGGAAAGACTCTAAAAAGTATGAATCTTAGGAAGCCAGGGCATTTTACTCACTCTTGGGACTTTTACGATTTACATTACACACTTCAAGCTCATAAGAAGGGATTGGAAAATTACGTAGTGCCTATCCATATCTTACATAACTCTCCAGGAGAAATGATCGCAGAAAGAGGGTGGGCAGAGAATCGTAAAGGATTCCTACGAGTGGAGGATCTCCCAATCAAATGCTAGAAAAGATTTGGACTGATTTTCTTTGGGTGCTAGTGAATTTTAGCATAGTCAATATTATGACTACAGGTGCAATTACAACTACGTTTAGAGAATGGACACACAAGCATCTGCGAACTAGTTTATTCTACTGCCCCATGTGTTTCTCTTTTTGGACAGCACTCTTGCTTAGTTTAGTCTGGCACTCCCCGACTGGATTTTGGTTATGGGACTCTTTCCTAGGAAGTATCACAGCATGGGCTATGTATGTATTTTTACAACCCCGACAGGAGAATTACTAGTCAACACCCTCCAGCACACAAAGCGGTCCTTCTCAGACCCCAACGTCTTTTTAGTAACATAATATACCTCAAAAATATATAGAGAATATGCAACAAACAAAAATAGGATCTTTTATTGAAATTGTCGTAGATACGACACTAGGTTTCACTCTAAACATCATATTCATTCTCATCTTTTTTCCACTGTTTGGAATCAATATAGCATTCACGGTGAACCTACAAGTTACTGCATGGATGACAGTAATTTCTCTAGTAAGACGATACCTAATGAGAAGATACTATAATAAAAAACACCAAAGGAAAAGTAAATGAATGATAACACACAAAATTACACAGCAGTCATGATGGCTTTAGGGAGAGTCTCGAAAGTCTTAGGAATCAATCTGGTCTTCGATGGACAAAATTATGATGAAATTATTGAAAGACTAGTGCTAGAATCTAGAGCACAAATTAATGATAGTTGGTTAGATATGTTTGAAGGTGTTCTGGGAAAACGTCCGCAGAATGTCTTAGAAGCTTCGCAACACCTAAATGCGATTCTCACCCCCAAGCCTAAGAAGGCTAAAAACAAGAAAATACTAAACGAAGACTAATGCCAGAATCAGAACTATCAGATCCCTTTTACCATCCATCCATTGTAAAATGGTTGAAAGATGGAGGCGACTTCACTGTTGAAGGAAAATCAGTAGTGGGGGGAGTAGGAGAACCTGCTTATAGAAACGGAAGAAAGGTTTTTGAAAAACACTTTTTCCTAGAATACTCACGTTGGGTAAAAGTAGCAGTATCAGTTCAATCCAATAATCCCGTAGCTGACGTATTTGCAACAATGGGATATGGACATACTGGAGCTAGTACCTCCCTATTCAATAGACGTTCTACCAAACTGCGAGTAGAGAGTTTTGACGTAGAGCTAGAGCCTAACACAGGTAGTGTCCTTCATGGTCAAGGATCTTCCTCTGTTCACTTCCTATTTGATTTTCGTAATCCTGCGAAACCTATAGTAACAACGTCCCCTAATGAAACCAAAAACGTTCCTCATGATGGAAACCAGACTGGGGGAAAGTGGGACTATATGCAAGTTAGAACACCACTAGACACAGGTGATTTACTTCGTTGGCGCAAACGTCTTTACGCTCATGCCAGATATGGAGGAAGATTTGTTCACAAGGAGACAGGTATTCCAGTATCTGAAAAAGATTACCCAAAGGCAGTTTTACAGAATGGATCTCATTTCCATAGAGAAACTAAAACCTGGATCAAATATACTCACCCACAGGACCCGTGGGAAGATCGTGCTGATATGAGAACAGCAGATGACCAACATTTCAGTGTGTATGATGCTCTCATGGAGGTATACAAGAGATATCCATGGGACGAAGCTTTGCGTTGGGAGGTAATCTTTGCAGCCCACAGATTCCTTTTCCAGATCCCAGGATATAATAAAGGAACATACGCTTGGGATCCAGGCCAAGAAAGGGCTCAAGGTCGTATACCTAAGTTTGCTGCCAAATGCGTAGAAGCTTTACTTGCTGCTGGAAAACCTGAACTAGCTGGAGAAGTAGGAATCAGATCAGCAGATAGACTTAGTAATCAAGCAAGAGAATTCAGGGAAAATATCCTAAGAGGAAGCACACCGATTCACTACTTTGAAGGATGGGGAAAGCACTCTCCTGCCGAAGTAGGAATTCACTGGTGGGGACTAGATGCTGCTCAAAAGATGTTTAAAAAGCATGGCATAAAATTCTTAGAAAATGAACTATGTTACATGAAAAATTATCTTGCGAGATTCTGCTTTGATGCTTTCTTCGAATACGATGATGAGCTTCATCTACCTTATTATGTTGTAACCGATTGGACACATAAACGTAAATCATCAGGTGGGGCACACTTTGCATGGTTGGCAGCTAGACACGCTAGCCCCAAGGATGAGAATGAAGAACGTAAAATGAGATTGCTGAAAATCTTAGGCCTAAAGGTCGAAGATCGATTTAAAGGAGATCTAGCTTAGACTTTTCACTATCTTAGGCTATGATAGTAGATGGCTCACTAACAGATGAAGAGGCCCATACTTTTCTAAAAAGTAAGTATGAAAATATGCATAATCATTGGGTTACTTATCTAACAAGTGAAATCGATTGGAATCCTATACAAATTTTATCAACAACTTTAGTTTCCATCAATCCACAAGTTTCTTACTTACAAGCAAGAAACTACCTAAAGGAAATTTTGAATGAGAGACAAAATTAAGAAACAGTTAGAATATATCAAACAGGTTTACTGGGATCACAAGTTCGCCTATCCAGGCTATACGTATGGAGTGGATAAGCATGAAACAAATATCACCTGGGGTGAAGACTTGAAAGAGGGAGAAACTCATGAACCTGTAGACTTCGGAACTTCTATGTGGTTTAAAGGTTACCTCAAAGGTTTAGAAGCTTCATACAGAGTTCTACTGCACACGCTCCCTAGAGAAGATTGGGGAGCAAACTCTTTATTCGCTCCTGCTCCTAACTATGAAGAAATGTGTGAAATCCGAGATAAAGCTGTCAAGAATGGATGGAAGACCGAAGAGGACTTTACAGAGTATCTTACTTTTTTAGAAGGGAGAACTACATAAAATATGAAGAAATTCTTTAATTTAGCTTTCGCTGCAATTCTAGCACTACCAACAATTGCCGTAGCTCACGGTGGAATGTATCGTGGTCCGGGGGATGTTGTTCCCCCAGGAACACCAGGACATCGCGGACCAAATACTGGAGGGCCAGGAGCACCCGGCCCAGTAACCCCAGGTGGCCTCTCCCCAGGCGCACCAAACCCCTCTGGTCCTACCACCCCCGGTTCAGCCCCTGGTGGCCCAAATACTGGAGGGCCAGGAGCACCTGGACCTGGACCTGGACCTGGACCCAGAACTGGGCCTAGAGGTATTTATATTGGTGCTGATCTAAGCAAGTGGCAGTTTTGGTGGGAATTCAACAAGGCTCCATTCATCAACTTAAAGGACGCGATTCACGCTCCCATGGTTATCACCGGATCCCCGGAATTCTACATGGGTCCGACGAAGCGTGTCGCCTCCAAGGATACCTCTAAACCATCGAAATATGATATCCAAGGAAGTATCCTACCTGCATTAAAGAGAGCATTGGATACCTCGAATAACCGTGACATAAACTCAGCCTGTATTATTGCACTAGCTAAGATTGGACGCGATCATAATACTTTTGATATCCTTTCTATCTTTAAAGAATATTTGAACACCCCAGATCAAGAAATCCGAGAAACAGCGGCTCTTGCTATGGGTATCTCAGGGATGAAAAGTGCTAAAACACTTCTTACAGACTTAGCTTGGGATACAGCAGCAGGCAGAAAAGCCTGTAAACGCACACAAGTTGACGCTCGCACACGTTCATTCGCATGTTATAGTTTGGGTCTTATCGCACATCTAAACGACAACATTGATCTCAAATATGAATGCTTTAACGCTATCGACAAAATCCTATCTGATGAGAATACTCATGACCGTAACCTGAAAGTTGCAGCCATCAATGGAATGGCTCTTTTACACCTCAACAAAAAGAACTTGAGCGATAAGGAAACAAAACTTTTAGACAACATACTGAAGTCCCTAGATGCTTATTATGACAAAGCAGCAGGACGAGGAACTGATCTTATCAAGTCCCATGTTCCTCCAGCTATCGCTAAACTTTTAGGGCGTGGACATTCACACAAGCAGAATTTCTATAAAGAGAAATTCTCTAAAGAACTATCTTCAAGGAAAAAGAAGGGTAGCGATATCTACCGTGCAGCAGCCATAGCTTTGGGCCAATTAGCTGAGTCTAAAGAAGACAATAAGGCAGACGAGAAATACTCTAAGGCTTTGTTTTCATACTATCAAAATGGCAAAGATCCTCAAGCCAAGTATTTCTGCTTATTAGGAATGGGCCAAATTGGTGGTAATACCAATAGACATAAATTGCTAATAGAGCTTGGCCTAGGTCGTAAAACACTTGATCGTCCATGGGCTGCTCTTGGATTAGGTATCATGAGTTTCCATCGCTTCGAAAATGATAAACACGCTAGAGTTGATAACCTTGTAGGTGATTGTATTTTGAAGCAGTTAAAATCAGTTAAAGCTCCAGAAGCTAGAAGTGCATTCGCTATTGCTCTTGGCTTGTGTCGTTATGAGAAGGGTTCCAGCGAACTAATGAATCTACTGGTAAAATATCGTCACCAGGACGAATTCGCTGGCTACCTCTGCATTAGTCTAGCACTGATGAACGAACAAAAAGCAAAGAGAGATATCCATGAAGTAGTTAGCGGGGCTGTACGCCGCCCGGAGCTTCTTCAACAGGCTGCAATTGCTCTTGGTAAACTTGGAGATAGGACTGTAACTCAAACTCTAATAGGTATGCTACAGGAGAAAGAAACCAATCTAGCCAAAATGAGTGCTATTGCTTCTGCGTTAGGATTTATTGGAGATCGTAGGACCATTGCTCCTCTGAAAAAGATATTGTTTAATGACTCCCTAACCCCTCTGAGCCGTGCTTTCGCAGCGGTTGCTCTAGGTGGGGTTGCAGATAAAGAGAAGTTGCCCTGGAACTCTAAGATTGCTCGCAACATGAACTATAGGGGTGCAGTGGAAACTCTAACTCAGTCTGGATCTGGAATTTTGGATATCCTGTAAAAATGGCTTACAAGTGCAAGCAGGAATCATAATAACCAAACGCTCTGCTAAAGAGATCAGAAGCATCATAAAGGAACAGAACTACGATGCCTCTGTGATGGTCAGAATCGGCACTAAGGGAGGCGGGTGTGCAGGCATGACATACGTGTTAGACTTCGATAAGGACGGTGCAAGCGAATTTGACCTCACCTACGAGCAAGGTTGTGGAACGTCCTTCTCAGTCTAACTAAGTACCATACTTATGCCAGTTTCGATCATAGCTAGGCACAGATCTTAGCTGGGCAGGAATTAGACCATCGAAAAAGCCCCTATTCTTTAGATGTAAAGCAAGATTATGAATAAGATTTCTCATATCTCCTGAGTTTTCATTTACAGGAGCATAATCTCCACCCATCCATCCCCACGATGCCGAGTTCCTTGCGCAGACAGCCCCGTGAGGATTGCCAACCGCCCAGTCCCCCCAATAATTTTGGTTACTTTCTATCTTGCCAGATGCTCCCCAAGGATCCACGACTGTCACTTCTGGAAAACTTATAACATCTTGCACAGATTCAGAATACGCTCCCCCCATGCTGGACAGCCAAGGTCTTCGATCAACTCCGATAGTGCTAATTACCCTACTCATAGGTCCGACCGTCCCGTCCGCACTAGACAACGGCCCGGATGTAGAATAAGTATTTCCCTTAATATCTTGATCATATCGAATAACTTGGAATTCCTGGGGAACAAAAGTTGAAGACCCAGTCCACGTTCCCGTAACAATCGTCCTATCATGAGAGGCAGTAACCTTAATTCTAAGTTCTGATGCTTGAATCGCTTGCATAGCAGAAGTGTAGCCAGCGTTGCTCACCGCACCTCCAGCCACGCACGAACTGAGCATAAGACCTCTTCCCACTCTCATATAATCTGTGGGCGTCAACTTAGGTTGACGATATATGTCTAAGTACAGGGTTTGAGTCGTGACCATGGCAACGCCTTCGAAGGGAGTCGATGTCGAAACGTCAGAAAGAGAATAAGAACTAGCATTAGTTTGTGCGTAGGCATTAGAGCTAGGATCTAGGGGAGCAATGATAGGAGCAGCCATAAGTAAAGTTACCTCTCAAATATATAGTTTAGTTCAACGCTTAGACTCTAAATAATGTGGAGATTTACATATGACTATCCAAAATGATATTCTAACCCATTTAGATGATGCAGCAGCATCTTACGCAAAACTGCTAATTGAAAGAAAAGCTATTGAGACTAGTTTATACAAAGCATATAGTCTAATAGGGCATTTTATGCCACCTCAGGAGAGCCCTGAATTCCTAGAGCCTACGACAAATGATAAATGGCAAGCACTAAACGAGGATACTGATGACTGAAATTCAAGACCAATTTGATAACGTTAAAAATAGTTTAGGAGACTTTATAACCGCAGGCGATGATTTAGCTACAAATGTAGCTTCACTTCACAAAACTATCAATCAAGGGGGATTGGGTCAGTCTACTGTAGCTGATAGCGATACAATCACTAGCTTTGCCATTACCTGGAAATTCGATAAAAAATACCCTGTTGGGCAGTATGCTAATGGAGATTGGTGGGTAGTAGGACCAGTCAACGTGGTAAGCATTACTCCTGAATCTAAATTAGGGGCCTTTGGATCGACGACGAGAATCGCTAACGGTTCACAAATCAATCCTACGGTGAGCGCAGCCCAAGGGTATGATAATGAAATGAAATGGACAAGTTACGTTGCTGCCCTAAATGTAGCATTTAATGTATCCCAGACCAAGCAACTCACAGTACCTGTAAATTCCTCTTTAATCTCTACAAAAAGTGTAGTTGCAACTAAGGCTAGACCTCAACTCTCAGATGCGAGCGTATTAACCGTGGTAGCCTCAGCCCCCCAGCCAGGAGATTTCAGACCTGCATACGTAGGAGCAAGTAAGGTTTCTACTTTCAACGCAAGTAATATTGATTATTCTCTACTAAAAAGCCTTGCTCCCGCTTCTACTCCCCTATCTTGGCCTAAAATGGAGAGAATCGTAGAAAGAGTTTACTTGGATCACCTTCCTGATTTCCCGTCAAGAAACCAGCATCCAAGTAATAACATGAGTCCATATGGCAGAGATCTTTGCTATGACTTAGCCCAAGTAGCTGCAATGCTTCACACTGATGCAACTATAGCCCAAAAGACAAAAACTGTAATTGGACTGATTCAAATTGGAATTGACATTTACGGAGTTGCACTTAACGCTGGGAATACGATGTGGCCTGCTAATGGAGGTCATGCTAGTGGAAGAGTCTGGCCTCCAATTTTTGCGGGACTAATGCTAAATGACCCTGCAATGCAAAACGTTAGAAACATTGCAGACTTCGGAGAAACTGATCAATGCTTCTACGTAGAGTTCACTGGCAAAGACCCGCTGAACACTTCATCATGGAATAATGGTTATGGTGGTTATAAGCTTGAACACAGCGGTATGCCAGAATGGGGAATTAGACATAGACTAAGGCCCTGGAAGGATGAACTGTGGTGGCATAGAAACTATCGAGAATGTTGCACCGCAGCGTCTTGGTATGGAAATGCTTTCGCAGCCGATGTAATGGGAGCTAGAGCATTGTGGAAATCTGATGCCTTCTTTGATTATATGGAACGTTATAATTTCTATGCTAAGTTCTGGAGCGGTAAATACGTATATTGGGGAGATCCTCTAGCTTATAGGATGTGGGAAAAATACACAGACAAATATTCAGTTAGGATTGATAAGACGCCGCCGATGCCAAGGTGATAGCTACTTATCGGGGTTTTACTTTGGATGCTGGTTTCTTGATCGCAGCCGTGGATTGGTCAACCTTCTTCTTCCACTCTTTCTTTTCTTCATCGGTTGGCTCATAGTTAGGATCTCGACTGGCAAGGACCTTTGGGTCTACATTAGCTTTTGCGCGTTTTCGGGCGGTGCGATGCGCTGCGTCCACCGTTATCTTGGACGGTATACCCTCTTCCATAAACTTAGCATTAGAATCTCTCAGAATTTCAGGATCTATTGAAGGAACTGGTTGATCGACACCTTGATATACTTGTGTCTTTACCCCATCTACCAACTCGTGGGAATACGATATTTGTCCTCTTCGTCCCGCCTCTCGCCCCCTATCAGCATCATAGACTGCGGGCTCCTTGGGCTTAAGCGCGTTTGCCTTCATCTTCTTGGCATTCTGGGCTCTCGTGGCCTTCCTCCCCAGATGGAGTTGAGTCCTTGGTGCTTCTGTATTGAATTTCCCAGTGTATCCACGCCGATTGTCAGTGCTGGCTTTAGGACCCATATTGCCTTGAGGAGAAGTGGGAGAGGTTCGGATTGGGGTAGCTGCCGCTACTGCTATCCTTGCAGACCTACTGGCTCTCCGTGTTTCATCTGTCTTTTCTTTACTAATATGATTCATAATATTTTCCTAATTTAGGCATGTACATTGCCCATGTCTTATTTAGACATGCAATCTATTCAAATAATGATGAATTTATTCAAGGTTATTCAGGAGTCCCTTAAATCCTAATAGGAGTCCCTTAGAACTTTTAGAAACTGCTTTTAGTAGTCCCACTATAATGTAAGTATGATTATTTACACGTATATCTTTTGTTGGAATGAAGAGAAGATACTACCTTTCACTTTAGACCATTATTCTCAGTTTAGTGATAGAATTTTTTTATTAGACAATTATTCAACTGATAAGAGCTTGAAAATTGCTAGTAAGTATAATAAGGTAACAGTCATTCCAATCTCTTGTGAAGAAGACGATGACACTTACGATGAGTATAAATCAGCTAAACTTAGATCTACTATTTACAAAGATGAAACTTACGGATTTCATGCAACAAATAAAGCAGATTGGGCAATTTTAGTAGATGCAGATGAGTTTGTTTACCATCCTAATATAATAAAAATATTAAAGAATTATAAGGAACAAGGCGTTGCAATTCCCAGGTTAGCAGGTTATGATATGATTTCTAATAAATTCCCATCCCACAAAAAAGGAATTTTACTCACAGACATAGTAAAAAAAGGCAATGCTAGTATAACACAGTGTAAACCTGTAATGATAGATCCAAACAAAGTAGAGGTAAAGTTTAGTGTTGGAGCACATTTTCATTCTCAAGTTACGGGGGCTGCACTACCTTCCATACTAGCAGATATTAAACTGTTACATTATAAGAATTTAAGTAAAGAGTATGTGATAGCTCGATATAAACAACTAGCACCTCGTTCATCCTGCACCAACAAAGCTAATAAGTTTGGAGAGCACTGGTATTCCAAGAGAAGTCATAAAGGTATACAAGAGGGATTTGAAAATAGTTATAAAAAATCTAAGAATGTTATTTAGTAAGGAGTCCCAATTTTAATAGGAGTCCCTTAGAACTTTTAGAACTAATTTGAGTAACTATAAAATAAGATAGATACTGTGTATATGGGGCGAAGCCGATGGAACAGGAGTCCCAAAAACGTAAAGCATATATACGTTATACCGCAAGCATACATACATAAAACTTACATACGTTATACCGCAAGCATACATACATAAAACTTACATCATCCCTGGTCTACTAGACTTAGGACCATCAGCACCGGGCGCAGCCCTAAGTCCTTACACACCAACACCTTATGAGCCCTAAGAAAAGTGAGAAAAGACGAAAAACCAGGAATGTTAGGCTTGACAGATCCGAAATATGCTATACAATGGAGGCATGAAACACAGAAAAGAACTACTCCCTCGCCGTTGGGTTCAGCTCTTGGAAGCGTACGCTTCCCGTTACCCTCAGGGTGTCGTTGTTATGCGCTACCACAGCAAGCCTGTGGCGTTTGATACCTTGGCTGAGGCTGAGGATTTCGCCCAAGGTTGTGGCGATTTCGCCTCTTTTCTAGCATTGAGCTAAAAGAAATCTTTTCTGAGAAAGTTCTTGCAATATCCGAAAAGTGCTGTATGATGGAAGCATGAATTCACAGAAACCTACTAACATGACCTTCGACCAGTTCCTAGAATTCCTCACGCACCTCGATTGGTTCTACGCTATGAGTGACGATCACTCGGTGTATACCAGAGGCCACAAGGCTTGTAGGGATGCCCTCACGCTTGCCGAGACCAATGGACCCGACTGGGTTGATGCTTACAAGGCTGAACGTATAAAGCACAAAATCAACCCCTAGACTTGACAGATCCTAAAAACAGTGTATGATATACGCATGAACCATCCGAAAAACAACCTTCCCCACTGCGACCACTGCGACGAGCCCACCTCTTGGCTGATCGAGGTCGAGGTTCCTGGGACTCTCCGCGAAGAGTTGCTGTGCGAGGACTGCCTGGATCGTGACATCGAAGGCCCCGACGATTACCACTTGCAGGACGAGTTCTAATGGAACACAAGAAAAACACCGAGGATCTTAGCTCGCTCTTCATCGGGCAGGACCAAGCGGACCGACAGGCTCGCTACCTTGCCTCCAAAAAGAAGAGTCGAGATGGCCAAGCGCACTGGTCAGAAGTCCTTGGCGATGATTCCGCTCTAGCGAATGTAATTGGTACTGAGGCAGTTGAGATCCTGCTCGGTCTGACCATCATAAAGCGAGCAGAGAAATAGACTTAGGCCCCTTCGGGGCCGGGGCGCAGCCCTAAGTCCTTACACACCAACACCTTATGAGCAAAAACTATTTGAGGAACTTAATAGAAAACCCAGAGGACTAGGCTTGACAGACTCCGAAATTAGTGTATAATAGAACCATGCCCAACACACTCAAAGTTACCTTCAAGGCCAGCATCGACGACCGTCTCGAATCTTTCGCGCTCATCATGCAGCATCTCGATAAGCTCGATAAGCTCGGCACGCTCACCGTCAAGCTTGACTTTGACAATACGGTGACAGGGGAGGGATCGAGCGGCAGCGTGAATCCTCACTACGACCCGAACCCGTTCGACGGTCCCACATTGCACGAGCTTCGGCGAGAGGCTGCTGATTTCGCCACGTTCGTCGATGCCGACTACGATAGGGTACGGGAGTATCTCAGTGACCGACTCAATAGAGAGGTGAATGTCACAATCCTGCGCGAAACGGTGAGGCATCTCGTCAATCGTCAATCCATCTCCGCGATCAAATACATACGGGAACAACTTCGGCTGAGTCTACACTCTTCCAAGGCTATCGTTGACGCTATCAAGGTTTGGCGAAAGACCATCCGACAGAGGAAGGATTAGAAGACTAGGCTTGACAGACTACAAAATTAGTGTAGAATAGAAACATGAACATCACGATCACACAAGGGAAAGGCTTTCATCTCAACTTTGACAATGGCTGGGTTCTCAGCATTCAGGTTGGCGAGTTCAATTACTGTGCCAATCGTGACATTCACTTCGAAGATCGCCTCGATAGCGGGAGAAGTGTTTCTTGCCCCGACGCGGAAATCGCGGTATGGCATAAGGAGGAGCACGGAATGTTACATCTCGGGGCGGATACGGTCGCGGGTTGGGTTCCTGGAAATACGGTTCTCAAAGTTGTAAATTATCTGAACCGCACTAAGTTGGGTAACGGTCGCAGGTTACAGGTTGGCCGTCAACTCGCCAAGATCCTACGCGCAAACCCTCCTGCTGAATAGACTTAGGCCCCTTCGGGGCCGGGGCGAAATTCCTAAGTCCCTACACACCAACACCTTATGAGCCCTAAGAAAAGTGAGAAAAGACGAAAAACCCAGAGGACTAGGCTTGACAGACTCCGAAATTAGTGTAAGATAGAGGCATGGTGTCAATCAAAGCATTTACGAGCCCGAGCGGGCTGTTCACCCTCAACGTTTTCGATAAGGGCGACCTCGTTCGCACCTTCACAGGTCAGAGGAATACGGTGTTCCGTATGTTCGATGAGTGGCTTGCGTCTCTCGCAATGGCCCCTAACACTACCAAAAAGTCACTTCACAACTCAATCTAGCCATGATTATCCACTCATACGAAAACAACCCCACCCATTGCACGGGTTGCCACGTTCTGTTCACAGGTTCCTGCTCCCCCATGAGCCAGACCCAGATCATCGACATACAAGGCGATCTTGACTATATCGAATTGTTTTGCGACGACTGCGCGGAAGCGGGTATGGGCGAAGAGTGCGACAAGTTCCCGAGAGGGCTCACGCTCGACGGCCCCTGCGACGATGAGATCGACGAATACGACGAGTACGATCACGATGATCAGTATGACTGGGATTCGGGGATGGCGTCCGCAGGTTTTGGCATGGACGAGGACTATGGCTGTTTCGGGGACGACTTCTAATGAAAGACACAAATAACTGTTTTCCTTCTAGTCCATGGGACGTAATCGCGTTCCTGCCCTTCCTGCTCCTGCTTATCCTTTGCATCATTCTGGGTTTCACACTCTACTAGGTGATATTAAGGATCGTTACACTCGTCGTGGTGAGTATAAATAGTGTGTTCTAAGCCACGAGCGTCCGCATCTTACAAGTGGTAATTTGCGGGGAGACACCCATTAGCACTAATTGCTAGGTTGCAAACTAGCAGGGGACAAAGGATATTAGTGTTGTGTTTAATATTGTATTAGATCTATCGCCTGAGGCAAGAGATAGAAAGAAGCTACATTACTTGGGTCTGACTCAACACGTTCCTTCTAGAGGATGCGAGACAGAGCAGTAAGAGAGTTTCTTCGACAAGCCTCCCCATTAATATCGCTAGAAGTCGCAAGTTCCATCCCCGCTAAAGGCTTTGCTAGGCTAGGCTTAGGCCCCTTCGGGGCCGGGGCGAAATCCCTAAGTCCCTACACACCAACACCTTATGAGCAAAAACTATTTGAGAAATCTAGCGACTTCCCTAAAACTACCCCTTGCCAAATGCCGAAATTAGTGTATGATGGGTAACATGAAACATGAACCCAGTGATGATGCGCTCGATAGGGCTCTGCGGCTCCTGCTCCAACAGGACAAAATTAGCCTTATGTGGGACGAGACCCAAAACCAGTTCGCCTTTTTCATGACCCCCGCCCAACGCGAGGCTTTCGATGCCGAAATAGGGGTTGACTTTCCACCAACCAACGACGACCACCCCGACCACAACTGGCCTGAGCCCTGGTAAATGACTATCATCACACAACTTAGGTGCCAAGGGTGCCAAGACACTAACCCAGATGGGCTCCGTCCTGTCCGACTCGTCGAGAAGATTAGCACAGGCGAGATCAAGGCCATGTGTCCGACATGCTTTGACTTTCTCATCAGGGTCAGCGACACGCTCGACTACACCGATGACGGCGTCTTCGCTCCAGAATTTCGAGTTTCACCTCTTGACAATCCGAGATAATCGGCTATAATAGTTCAAGCAATACATTTCTAAACCCCTACCAAGGACAACACATGGCCAAGACCGCCAAGAAGACCCGCGCCAAGCGGAAGACTGTTCAACAGATGTTGGACGAAACCCAAGCCAAGGAGCGCAAGCTCAAGGCTCGCATCGCTTTGAAGAAAGTGATGGACAACCCTGCAATAAAGACTTTGCAGAATTCCCTCGATGAGTTGACTAAGAAGATGATCGAATTCCAGAAAGGTTTCGGCAGTGGCCCGCAATCCTTCCGTTCTCGCATCGAAGGCAAACAACTCTGGATCGCGCAGATCGAGGCTGAGGCGGAATTCGCTGAAGTTGGTCTCGACGCTCTAAGTGAGCAAAGGGATTACCTCAAGACCGAGATCGGTCACGTTGCCACTGCAATTACCGAAGGTATCACGGGGGTCGAACTTGACCACTTGGTTTCTGTGGTGCTCGGTAATATTCCAACCATCGACGACGAAAACGTTGCAGGGGCGCGAGCGAATCTTGAAGCCGCTACCACTGATCGTCTCGTCTTTACGAAACTGAAGAAGATGTCTAAAAAGGCCAAGGAGGCCATCAACAATGCGTAGTTTTCGTCAAGTCCAGTTCTCAAATAGCAATTATGTCTGCTATTCCTACGGTCGCACTAGTGGTGCGTCTACCCCGATCTATAAGATCGTAAAGCGCAGCAACAAGGCTGTGGTTCACAGTGGCAAGCGTAAGCACATCGTCGAGGTGTGGAACACGCGATACGCCACGCCTTACAGCTTCACCGCTAACTAAGGTCAGAGCCTGGGTATGCTAAACTGCCCACCATTTATTAGTGCTACGGCGGTAGGACAGCCGCTTGGCTTAGGATGTGTCGCAGCTACCCTAAGCTCGGGAATCGCCAACGCCCTTACGGGATGGACATGCGAGGACCGTGGCACCATTTATATTCAGGGGGGGAGTATGGTTGCCTTCGGAGCCTTTAGGCGAGTCCAGTAACCAATCCCCCCTCTCATTTTTGAGGAGCCGAGTCAGCACCTTTGTAGCACCTTCGGGCGATGGCATAGTAAGATATGTGTCGGGTAATTGGGATAAGGTGCGTCCCACTCCTCTCTTCTATTATGAAAACAATATTTCTAGATATCGACGGAACTATATTCTACCAATCCGACCGCTGCGACGAGGTCTATAGAACCCAGCCTGGGCTAATAAAGGGCTCAGCTAAAAAGTGTTGGCAGTGGCATCAAAAAGGCTATAATATAATCCTTACTACAGGAAGGCCTGAATCCTCTAGGAAATGGTGTGAACAAGCTCTAGCTCATCATAATATTGTGTATGATCAACTTATTATGAGTTTAAAGCCTTGGCCTCGTTATTTAATAAATAACGACCGATGGCGACCGTCGGATCAACGGGATGATCTCACCGCTTTTGCAAATACAATCCCCACAAATCATGGCATAAGTGATTTAGACATCTAGGCTTAGGCCCCTTCGGGGCCGGGGCGAAATCCCTAAGTCCCTACACACCAACACCTTATGAGCCATAAAAACTTCAAAAAAACATGAAACCGTGGCTTGACAGACCCTAAAATTAGTGTATGATATACAGGGCGCTGATATTGGCTTTGCTGTGCATTACGACGATTCCCGCGACCGTTTCGTAGCGGTGTTGAAGGGATGAGGCATAGTAGGGGGTTCAAATCCCCCCAGCGTCACCTTTTCCCCAAAACTAATGAAAAAAGCACGATACACCCTAAGCGTAGAGTATGACAACGGAGATTTGCTTCGTCAGCCCTACCTCACCCAGGCCAGAGCCTATCGGATCCTAAAAGCCTACGAGGACAAGGGTTGGATCTACCGCCCGATCGGCTGGAAGCCCCTTCGCATCACTCGATGGAAGCTCTCCACAGGTTGGCAAGAAACCGAATAATAGGGCTTGACAGACCCCGAAATTACTGTATAATAGAAGCATGAATGAACGCCAAGAACACGGCCCTCTGGGGCACCAAGAACTCCGAGAAATCCAAGAACAACACATGAAGCTCGTCAACATGGCGAACGAGTTTGACTCTTTCTTTATCCACTACCTATTCGGTTGGATGGGTGTCGAGCGACACAAGGACATGGCAGAGTGCGCTCGCGCCTATCTTAATGACCAATACGGAGTACGCGACGTTCCTCGGCGGGACGAGGGTCGCGCCCTTCTCGCTAAATTCGACGAGGAAAACAACCTGTCGGAGAAGTCGGTGGACGTAATAAAGTGAAAATCGCCGAAGCTAAAGCGATCACGGGGGGTCTCTCCAATCCCTCTAAGATGCCAGGGAAAGCCTACAATCTATCCGCTTTCGATTGTGATATGGGCTCTAAACTCGCTGTAAAAGCGGGAAGTGTATGCTCGGGATGCTATGCTCGAAAGGGTCGCTATCGTTTCCCTATGGTGCAAAAAGCTCTAAAGCGTAGACTCGCCTCCCTCGATCACCCTTATTGGATCGAGGCGATGGTCACGCTAATTAGCAAACAATCCCCCAAACACTTTCGCTGGCATGATAGCGGGGATATTCAAAGCCTCGCGCATCTAATGGCTATTACTGCGATTTGTGGATACACTCCTAATACGCAGCATTGGCTCCCTACTAAAGAATACGGGATAATCAAACAATATCTAAAGCATTGGGATTTTCCCTCTAATTTGTGTGTTCGTGTTTCGGCTCCACTCATGGATCATCTCCCTAAGACGCTCTCGGGTGTCTTGGGGAGTATGGTTTTCTCGAAAGACAAAAAGCCTGATACTTCGATCTGCCCCGCATCTAAACAAGGAAACCAGTGTGGCTCCTGTCGCAATTGCTGGGATTCTTCTATTCCTGTAATTGCTTACCCGAAACACTAATGCACATACCCGAAGCACTCTCATGCGCTGCCGATGCAATTATGATCTGGGACTATCATTCTGCCCCTTTGCAGTATAGCGATAAGTTTCCCGACGATGACTGCGATTATATAGCATACATTCCAAACGGGATAATCCCACCTTATCTAGAAGAGGGAACCCGCTTCGCCCCTTGTGAAATTAAACTCTCTTTTGTTCCGCTAGACGACGCTATCGTTATCGCAGGGTACCACGCATGAAACCGAAACCAAAAGCTAAAGCTATCGAGGATTTTCTGGAAGAGTCCTCAAAGTCTCTTTATGGCAGTTCACGCCTCGACTGTATCAAACACAATACATGCGTGAAGTGTGCAGCTAACGCTAAACGCTTCCGTGATACTTCTTCCTTGGAGGAGTTTGCAATATCTGGTTATTGCCAAACTTGCCAAGATTCTATTTTTGGGAAATAATCCAATATGTTCAATTCCGTTACGGAAATTCACAATAAGTCGATCGCGTTGGGTAATGCGTTCGCTGCGTCTTATGCGTCCGACTCGTCGAGCGATGCCACTCTCGCATTGCTGGAAAACTACAAGGACGAACGGCGCAAGCTCGCTAAGCAGATGGGTCCAAACGGTTACAAGCGTCCTGGTGCTGCCGAGGCTTTCTCGGCCACTCAGGGCGATAACCTGTAGCCTAGACTAGACTTAGGCCCCTTCGGGGGCCGGGACGCCCCCCCATAAGTCCTTACTATCACAACACTTAAAATTATCCAATAAGTATTAAGTGGGGGGTGGACAAATCGATTTTGTGTGCTACAATAGTAGGTATGAAGTTGACAGAACTAGAAACATTCATCGTTCGCACCCTCACGATTATCGAGAAGCTCCTCCCCCACGACGAGGAAGGTGCGAAAGCGTTTTATGACATCTCTAAGGTGCTCGGATTGGATACTGAAAAGCATCCCGCCGACTCTGTTCGGGAACTTGCTGATAAGCTCACCCCGCCCCATCCTCGCACCGCGAGTATGAACTAATGGGATTTTTCTCGTGGGATTGTGAAGTTTGCGGGCATCCGCTGCTCAGTGTTTATGCGTTAGAAGATAAAAATGCATGGATGAATAACGTCGTAATACTTACCGAAGAAGGACACAAATTCTCAGGGGCATACGATGGATATGGTAGCGTAGATGACTGGCAGGAACCTTTCGAGGACGGGACCTGCGAATGCTATCATAAACTATGCTGGGAAAAAGCAGGAAAACCTACACGGTTTACAGAAGCATCTGAAATGTCAGACGATCAAGGGTACTTTTTCGAGGCTGGAGTGCATAACATTCCTGAACCAAACTAATGACTAAATACACAATCGAGTTGGATGAGGAAGAAATCGAAATTGTGAAAAGGATCTTTACGGACTTCAACCACCAACAAAGCCTGCACGTCGTCGAGCACCTTGCCATCTACAACCAGTGGGCGGTCCAACGCCACCTCGATCTCGCGCAGGATCCCCTGTTCGGCCCATTGCTGAAGGGAATTTTAGACCAGATTTTGAACCCGAAATACGACTAACTAGCCCCTTTTGACTTTTATAATAGAAGCCCCAAAAGGGGCTTTTTTCGTGCCTAAAACGAAAGTTAGACGTTTTGACTTTTCTCCTACTTTCTCTAGGAGCAACAACATCTAAGTTGTTATTATTTCACGACTTAGATTTTTGGGTGTTTTTAGCTTTTCTGATGTATTTGACCGTCTAAATCACGTTTTGACTTTTTTACTGTGGGGGGTCGATACGGTAAAGGGGTCTCAGACCTTGTTTGACTTTTTTACAAGCCTTTGTAATTCTTTCAAAATAGCTTGTAATAGGGCTATTCGATCAGTTAGAGTGGTTTTTATGGTTTGACTTATTTGCATATATATAAGTTGATTCTTACTTAAGTCGGTTTTGACTTATTTGCGGTGGGGCCAAGCTCACATAGTTCAAAAACAGCTAACCATAATGATAAATGCAATTCCAACTATAATCATAGGCCAGAACATTGGTATTCTTACCAATTTCTCAATCATTTGACTTTTTACCAACTTTGTCTCCCTCTAACATGGTTGAAATAAGCTATTGTTTTATCCACTCCTTTACCCTCGTTTTCTTCCTCTTTGTCCTGGTTATACTCTACTCTCCTATATATCGGAATAGGTGTTTTGACTTTTCTACATAGCTTATCACTATGTTCAATACGTTCTTTCTCTTCATCACTCATGAAATTCTACCCTGAGAAAAAACTAAAGAAATCCTCTTCCGTCCTTGCTTTCTGTTTCAGGTCCTTGAGTATCTTCGCCATGTCTGTCCACATGAGTCGGAAGATCTGAGCATGTATCTTGGTAGCTAGAGCTACCTTACCCCCGAAGGAGTAAGCCTCATCTACTTTTTCTGATAGATCTGCTAGCTCACGCAGTTTCTTCGCTATATGTTTCATCGTAGCTTTCTAGTGCCTTTCCTTCGTAGGCTTGTTCTCCTTTGAAAAGAAACCCATTATTTTACTCCTAAAACAGTTATAATATAGACTTTGTCCACTGATAATCCTTAAGGAAGAAGTCTATCATATTCGTTAATACGATTTACAATCTCATTAACAGTTCCATACACTACTATGTAACTAACATTTGGATTAGCATGGAACCCTTGGACAGCTACAGTATGCGATTCTGCTCCCTGTAACACAGGTGCTAGGCTCTCAGTATACATTACTACCAAATCCTCTTTTCCGTCCCACCCATATTTTAAGAGCTTTTCTTTATCTTCTGGTCGAGCATTTTGGAGGGCTTTAATTCTCTTAGGATCTATCCATAAATCAGTACGTCGATCGGTTAGATCCCCTGAGACTTTATGAAACTCAAATACTGTGAATTTAACTAACATCAGGCTTATCCTCTTCATCTAACCTAATTGGGGTGACTGGAACTGTCGATAGTAGAACTACTTTTGTTACATACTCACTAATGACAACATTTCTTTCTGCTTCAATAGCCCGAATAATACAGTTTATATGGCTATCTTTATATTGAGGAACAGGCCCATAGTGAGTAGCGGAGTATATTGCTTCCTCCAAGGTGTTAGCCATAACATGTAATTTCTTTACTACAGTTTCTTCTATATTGATTTCGAATTTAGTTTCAGTCGGGCTCATCTACTTACCTGCTGCTCTGCCCATCAAACGCCACAAATCTTTGTAGCTCATGGGAATTGAAATATCAAGCCCTGATTCAAGCCTAATAACAGTTGAACCTTTAAGATCGTTAGGGTCAGGCCAACATAATGTGATGTGCCTCAGATTGATCGCTAAGGGCACCTTGTTACCGTTGTCAATAGACAACCATGCAGTAGGGCGAGAGCCTGAGATCACATCCTGGGGAAGCTCAAGGGGTGTTGAGGGTGTCTTGGTGATTGCTAAGGGAGTGACCGTGAGAACGAACGCTCCTAAACATAAAACTACAACCCGTGAGCCGATACTTTCCCCGAAATAGAACGTGGCAACTTCTTTTAATTTCATACTAGTTTACTTTCCAATTAATTTCTTACTAATGCCCACCAACTTGAACCAGCATATAGCAATCCCCAAGTTATAAGCAAGCATCCTGCTAATGAAGTCCACCCAACTAGGTGAAATCCTACCGCCAAAGCGACTATCGATATTGCATTTACTACCCAATCTGGTTTAAGCATTATAGATCACTCCCTAGTGCTGTTGCTATTTTAGATACTAAACTCTTTGCCACTACCCACGAACACTTCATCCCACGCGAAAGAGCCAGAATATTTACTTTGCCACCAGACGTTAGAAACTTGTTGGACTCTAAAATCATGTCCAAGGCTTGTGATTCTTTATGCCCTAAGTTTACCCTAAGATCGTCAAAATACAAGTCTGAGAATGTCACATCATCGTATACCTGCTGATCTACATGCTTGTAATCCATTGAGAATGTCTTCTTCAACATTGGAATCTTTTTGCTGATCTTTTTACCTCTGTTGTTTTTTGAATGCCACAAACACGTCTTTGTATATTTATCAAAGAGTGGGTTTTCCCACATCTCACTAAAGGTTTGCCCAGTCTTGCGGTGGAAGCCGTTGATACTTTCTATTGCAGCTAAGCACAGTTCAGCATAGTTATCCTCAAGGTTAGCCACAGCGTTATCACCTGATATTCGTCTAGTGATGGAGTGCATAAGCCTACCATACTGTTCTTCATACTGTTCCCACTGTGCGGCAGTTACATCTAGTGTTACTTTATGCATTAGTTCTCGTCCTCTTCGGGGAAAGTATCTACAAGCTTATTGAGATACCACTGAGCCTTCTTGAGATCTTCTTCAAACTTCTCTTTATAATTACATCGCATAGTATACTTTAAAATGTTACCTAAAAGGTACCCCTGGAATTGTTCAGGACTGAGCTTCGATTCAATAACCTTGACAGCTTCATGCCCTCCCATTGTGTAATGGTCAGGAGAATTTACATTATCTTCAGACATGGGCAGGTAGAAGTCTAAACCTAAGGGGTGATTTGATTTCTTCATTTTTCTAATTCTCCCTCCCAGAAAGTAATACCATCCTGATACTGCATATGGTAAACAATTGAATCACTGATAACTGCTACGGTATCATCTGATCCTCCATTTTGGTGTATGGCTAAAATAGCTTCAACACGATTAATATCTCTCTGCACTGCTCTACGACAATACTTCCACTTAGTAGTCTTCTTCCTACATTGAGCCTGGGAGAGTATGTTGATGAGCTTTGTGCGGATCTCTACCAAAGTCTTCTCTGCGTCACTTATCATAATGGTCCTGCCCCACGGGAACTATCCGTGAATGTTACTCGATTTACTTTTCCAAGCCGTAACTAAACAGTTGAGAAACACCTGACAACAGGGCAGGCCTATTCATCATACTCTGTAATGAGAGAAGTATGATCCCATTTCTCCCACAACTCGGGAAGATTCTTCTCTACCCATGAAATATAGTCTTCACTAGGATTCCACAGATAATACACAGACCCACTACTGGTGGTAATAAGTCTTCCCGAATCATTCACTTTTACAAAGTGTGAAGTGGTAATCTCATCACCATCTTCAAACTTATCACTGTTATATACTTTGCCGTGCAATGATAGCTTTATAGTTTCAGGAGCAGCGTAAGGATTTTGGGGAGGTCTGGCTACCACAGCCCAGTCACGTAAAATTACTTTATTCATCACTTACTTATTCTTCTGGAGTTTTTATCCTTCAAAAAAACGTAGCCCTTACCTTTGCCATGCTTGAGGTCTCTTTTACCTCGCACAGACCCTTTACGGCCAGTAGCTTTATTGCTTTTGTTCTTTAGATGTTTATTTGGTTTCTGCTTTAGACTCATAATTTTATTCCTAAATGGTGGAGGTGGCGACATCGAAATCGCGTCTTACTAAAAACCCTTTAGTTGCAAGCGCAGTTTATCGGGCTGGTCTTTCACCTGTTCTAGCAATCGAATCCATTTCACCCCCGTTATATATCCTCCTTAAGATCTTCTTCCCATTCATTACTCTCCCTCCAAAGTATATCAGCTTCCAACTCTATCTCATCGAGTGCCTTACTCAAAAAAGACTCCACATCTTCTTCTCCCGTCCAATCAAAATATTGGGATTCACAATCTATATCGCTTCCCTCTACTATACTGCCTACTGCCAAGCCAGACTCAGTAAACTGAATCCACGCCCCACAAGCAGTTCCCTTGAACAGAGCCTTTTGGATCCTGTGGACAGGGCATCCTTTTTCTAGGCCAAAATAAACTGCAACTCGATCCGTAAGGTCTTCGCCCATGGCTCGCTGTTCCTCACCGTGTTCGTAAGGATCCCACGCTTCAGACGGACAGGGTATATGGGTCATTATTCTAATTCTCCTTGTTGGGCATCGAACAGCCTCAGAACTTGAGGCTCGTCCACCTATTATAGACTATTTTTCGAGTCTGTCAATCCCCTGCGCCAAACAAATGCTGCCAAGTGAAGGCAGGGGGCGTTGGGCCGTGAGACCTTAGGGATATCATGCTTTTGTGTTTTTAGTTATGCAACTCAATGTAATATAAAAATGATCCTAATACAGTCTCGTAAGAGCAGGATTACCTCTACCCTTGGAGCGGTCACACTGGAAGTATGCCCAAGGGAATTTACCAAAACTGTTATTGATTGTGGATACTAATAGGTCAGGATCTCCATCCCCATCGAAGTCTCCACTAGCCGCAAACGTAACCTTAGCCCATGTATTCAATTTGTTCGGAATGTAAAAGACTTGCCTATAAGCCCTACTTTCAGAAGGGTCTCCAATATACAGCATATTTCCTGCGTAGCCGGGGTGCCCTACTGCATCCACTGATACAACAATCTCTTCTTTCCCATCTCCGTCATAGTCTGCTGTAGCTTCTGCCCACACAAAAGCATTACCTAGGTGCAGCCACTCACCTGTAGTTCCAAGCCATGGAGCAGGGACATTTAGCCCAAAGAGAGCAGCGTCTCCTGTTCTAAGTAAAAACATAGGAACCTTACCAACAGGGAAGATACTGAAAGTGCCATAAGCAACTCCACCATATGATTTCTGCTGTGGGTCAAGCTTCATATTTGGCCCCTTCTGAGCCCAGATACTACTGTGCTTTGTAGGGGGATCATCCCCCTTCACAATAAGAGTTCCAAACCCTCCATTGAAATCCTTCTCCCCTGCACTTAAAAAAGCTTGATAGTCGTTCTTTCCTGGGTGTAGAGCACCCTCGCACTTCACTAAATCCACAATTACAGAGTTATTTACTGGTTGACCTGGGATAGGTTTGAGTGTGAGAAGCTTATGCCAACCCTTATCAGACTGCAATACGCCTGTCATTAGCTTGCCTAAACGTTGATCTGTTTGGCCCCACATAACCATCAGATCTTTATGTCCATCACCGTCAATATCTTTATGATAGGGCGTGAATCTTAGTGTGTTGATTAGTCCGTTAGCGACCTGAGGAACAGTAAAATTACGCACAAACTTCCAGCTATTATTGGGAGTTTCAAATTTGTAAATATCGATGTAAGTAGCTCCCTGTGTTTCGCTAGGAACCCATAGGTATCCATCAAAGAACACGGAAAGATCTAACATGCTACCAAAGTGTGTGCCAATACTATTGACAGTTTCACTTAGGTAAGGTGATTTATTTGTCCCCAAGTAGGTGGAATTACCATACCACCCCCATGCAACAATATCATCCTTACCGTCCTTATTGAAATCCCCAACAGTGGTAAGAGATGGTCCCTCATTTTTCAAAGGGTTCGGAATTTGTCCTTTTACAGCAAATCCACACAAACTAACTAAAAACAACACGCTTGCGAAGAACCGTTTCATGACCTTATATAGCCCTTACCAAGGGGAAAATTGAAAAATGGTAAAGGTCACGCAGGCATGGTAGATCGTGTAGGAATCGAACCTACTTCAAACAGATTAGAAGTCCATTGGCCTAAATCCATAGGACGATCCACAAGAGCCGTTTTACTTCATTCTACTCAGGAAGGATAGTATGAAATGGAAAGCAAGGAAGGTAACGCTCCTTCTTCTTCGGGACCAAAACCCGACGTAATAGCTTCTATACTACTCGCTCAAAAGTTTAGCGTCGATGCTGGCGACGACGACTCTTATACATACGATTAGCCTTATGACAACGGGAACGGGAACGAATGCTTCCGCGAACCCTATCCTTGATACTCCTGCGACCCTGGAATCTGCCGCTTTTATTAGTACGACCCCAACTCTTCCTACGGCTGCTAGAACCCTTTCGGCTAGAACCCTTTCGGAGGCTGCTAAAGCTCTTTCGGCTAGAACCCTTTCGGCTAGAACCCTTTCGGCTAGAACCCTTTCGGCTAGAACCCTTTCGGCTA